TGGCTGGTGTTCTCGATTACACCCCTGCACTCAACGCTAACCTGAACGTTGATGATACCGGCAACACCTTCGCTGGTGTTCTCCAAGGTAAGTATCGCGTATATATTGACCCATATTCGGCAAACGTAGCACCTAACCAGTTCTATGTTGTCGGTTATAAGGGTTCTAGCCCATATGATGCTGGTCTGTTCTATTGCCCATATGTACCTCTCCAGATGGTACGTGCCGTTGGCGAGAACACCTTCCAGCCTAAGATCGGCTTTAAGACCCGTTATGGAATGGTTGCTAACCCATTCGCTGAGGGTCTAACCGCAGGCGCTGGTGCTCTGACCACCAATGCTAACACCTACTACAGAAGAGTCAAGGTTGCTAACCTGATGTGATTTAATTCACAACTCGATTCAGAGGGTCTTCGGACCCTCTTTTTTTATCTAAATACAAATAAAAATGTCTTGTAATTTTCCAAATCAAATTACGAATAGAAATTTTTTATCGCCAGTTGGTTTTAAGTTCACTCTAGCAAAAGAACCAACGGTTCCATTTTTTTGCAACTCTGCAAGAATACCTGAAATAAATCTTACAGTTTTACAACAACCAACATACTTGAAAGATCTTGATGTTCCTGGTGGAAAACTTCAGTATGGAGATCTAATTTTAAGATTTCTTGTTGATGAGAATATGGAAAATTACATGGCGATTCATAATTGGTTAACTGGTCTTGGTTTTCCAGAAACTACAAAGCAATATAAAGATTTAATTACTGATAGAGATGGTATTTTAGATCCAAAAGAAGCATTTAGTGATGGTAGTTTATATGTTCTCAACAGTAGTTACAATACAAGTTCTGTTGTTAAATTCAAAGATCTTTTCCCAGTAAGTCTATCGTCACTTGAATTCGATTCAACACAAACCGATATTCAGTACTTTACAGCAGACGTAACTTTCAAGTATACTGTCTATAATATCCTAGGAGCAGATGGTCAACCTTTATGAATCTTGATGAAATCCAGGATATGTGGCAGAGAGATTCCGTCATTGATCCTGATAACTTACACGATGAATCTTTAAAAATTCCTCAACTTCATTCAAAGTATTATACAATCTATAATACAATTACTCTGTTAAGAGAAAAGGCGAGAGATACGTACAATAAAGTAAAATTAGAAAGGTACAATTATTACACAGGAAAGGCACCAGCAGAGGTTTACGTAGAAGAACCATTTCCGTACAAGGTTAGAGACAAAGAGGCATTGCAGAGGCACATGGATGCCGATGAGAGGTTAAATAAGATTGATTTGAAAATCAGATACTATGATATTATGCTCAAATTTCTTGAGGAGATTATCAAAACAGTTGCAAATAGAACTTTTCAAATCAAGAATGCTATTGAATGGAATCGTTTTCAAGCGGGGTTTAACTAACCCCGTTTTTTATTGGAAATAAATATTTGTATCGGGTTGATATAAAAATATGAGTCATTTGATTATATCTAAAAAGAATGAGGTATTTCTTCAGGTTGAAGCAGAACCACACGTCTACTATGAGTTAAGAGACGCATTTCAATTTGAAGTACCAAATGCTAAATTTGCTCCTGCTTACAAAAATAAGTGGTGGGATGGATTCATTCATCTTTTTAATATAAACACGCAAGAAATATACGTTGGTCTATTAGACAAACTCATAAGATTTTGCGAACAGCATAACTACACTTATGAGTTTAAAAATAATAAGTATTATGGTCTTCCATTTGAGATAAATGATCACATCTCAAAGGAAGGAGTAAAGGATTATATGACTTCTATTAGCAAATATGCTCCCCGCGAGTACCAAATTGAGGGAGTATACGACGCTTTACGACATAATAGAAAGTTGTTGATATCTCCAACTGCTTCTGGAAAGTCTCTGATGATATACTCGATTGTGAGATATTACGTTGAGAAAGGGCAAAATACTCTGATAGTCGTTCCAACGACATCCCTTGTAGAGCAGATGTATAAAGACTTTGCAGATTATGGGTGGGACGTGGGTTCATTTTGCCACAAAATTTATGCTGGAAAAGAAAGAGAAACTGACTCTCAGGTGATTATCACAACCTGGCAGTCCATCTACAAACTTCCCCGTCAATACTTTTCAAGATTCAATGTGGTCGTTGGAGATGAAGCACACCAGTTTAAATCAAAGTCATTAGTATCTATAATGACAAAACTTTCAGATGCAAAATATCGTTACGGTTTTACAGGAACTCTTGATGGATCACAAACACATAAATGGGTTTTAGAGGGTCTTTTTGGTCCTTCTTATAAGATTATTAAAACTGATGAATTAATGAAGAAGGGTCACGTTGCTACATTGGACATTAATATTCTTCTATTGAAACACCCACCGAATCGTTTTGAAACCTTTGAGGATGAAGTTCAGTATATCATTAACCACGAAAAAAGAAATAAATTCATCAAGAATCTTGCCCTTGATTTGAAAGGTAATACTTTAATTCTTTTTGCTAGGGTTGAGGGTCACGGACAACCTTTATACGAGTTAATAAATAAGAGTATCAGTGATAATCGCCACGTATTTTTTGTACACGGAGGCATTGATACTGAAGATAGAGAAAAGGTTAGAGAAATTACTGAAAAAGAAAATAACGCAATTATCGTTGCTTCTTACGGAACTTTTTCAACTGGTATTAATATTAAAAATCTACACAATGTTATCTTTGCTTCACCAAGTAAATCTAGAATCCGAAATCTTCAATCAATCGGTAGAGTCTTAAGAAAAGGAAATAATAAAACAAAAGCAACTTTATATGATATTGCCGATGATATCAGTTATAAGTCAAGAAAAAATTATACACTTAATCACTTAATAGAAAGAATTAAAGTCTATAATGAAGAAAATTTTAATTATGATATTGTAAACATACCTTTCAAAAACTAATGGGAGAAGAGTTCTACGCAATTATTAAACTAGTTTCAGGTGAAGAAGTTTTATCACTAGTAGTGATCGATGAAAACGATGGCGATCCAGTTGTTGTTTTGCAAAATCCAGTTACTATGAAAAGTTTTCACAATCAATATGGAACTCATATTAAGGTTAAACCTTGGATGGAATTATCCGATGATGATTTCTTTATTGTAAAACTTGATAGGATCATTACAATGACAGAAACTAAAGATAAGAGATTAATCAATATCTACGATAACTTCATTTCTGATGAAGATACGATAGATGTTTATACTCCAAGTGGAATGGTAAAACCTTCTTCCAAGATGGGTTATATCTCTTCCGTTGAAGATGCTCGTAAGAAACTCGAAAGAATCTTTAAAGGTCTTAAAGAAAGCTAGATTCTCATCTTCAACGGAGACAAACCTAGTCTACACATATTTTTATATCTTGTCAAGCCCCCTAAACTATGGTATAATAAGCATAACCTATATGATATAAGTCCAATGCTATGCCTAAGAAGAAAACTGAACATTATGTGAATAACAAAGAACTTTTAGAAGCGATGATTGTTTATCGTTCTAAAGTTGAAAAGTCATTCAATGAGAAATTCAATAGAAACCCCACTAAGGAAGATAGGGGCAAGCATTGGGAAGGTAAACCACCGATTCCAAATTATCTTGGTGAATGTTTTCTCAAGATCGCTACTCACCTTTCATATAAACCAAACTTTGTGAATTATATGTTCCGTGAGGATATGATCTCTGACGGAATCGAAAACTGTGTTCAGTACATTCATAACTTTGATCCAGAAAAGTCTAAGAATCCTTTCGCTTACTTTACTCAGATTATTCACTACGCATTCCTGAGAAGAATTCAAAAGGAAAAGAAGCAACTGGATATTAAGACCAAGATCATCGAACGAACTGGGTTTGATGAGGTTATGATGGTTGACGACAGCTTGCTTTCTGGACATAGTTCGGAGTATAATTCGATTAAAGATGCTATTCAATACAGGAATAAGTAATGCTCATTGCCTGCCTTACAGACACCCATTTTGGCGCAAAGAAGACTTCTCAACATCTTCACGATTATTTTGAATTATTTTATAAAAATATATTTTTTCCAACTTTAAAGGAAAAGAATATCAAAACAATTATTCC